GTATGTGCGTGTTTGTTAGCGTTTAAGTAATGACAAGCGTTTGCGCGGTCAGGCTTGGTTCAGCGTTTGCGCGGCCTTAATCAAAAATCAAACTATTGACTTAAGGAGTCAAAATGTCAGACATTCTGTCAAGTGCTGTAGAAGCACGACAGAAGTTGATTCACGAGGCCCGTAGCATCCTTGATGTTGCATCAGCCGAGAACCGTGGACTAACTTCTGAGGAAACCGCAAAGTATGAAGCCGTTTACGCTGAGGTTGAAAAGCGTGACGAGTTCATCACCACCGCTAAGAACCTAGCCGAGCGCGAAAGCCGTTCGTTTGAGATTGCTTCGGCAACCCCTGTTGAGGCTCGCGCCGTAGACAACACCGACAGCATCCTTCGCTCTATTGCTCGCGGTGAGGTTCGCTCACACGAGTTCATGCGTGAACAGCGTGCCGCACTTGTTCCATCGGCTAACACCGTAGGAACTTCGTTCTATGACCGCGTGTTTCAGATTGCAACCCTTGTTGGCCCAATGCTTCAGACCTCTGAGGTATTCAACACCACCTCGGGCGAGAATCTGGTAATCCCTACCGCAACCGCAATCAGCACCGCTGCTAACTTTGCAGCAGGTTCGGCAATCAGCGAAAGCAACCCAACCTTCTCAAGCATCACCCTTGGTGCTGACAAGTATGCTGCTTTGGTTTCGGTTTCGAACGAGCTAATCGCAGACGCAGGTTTCAACATCAGCAACTACATCGCTGAGCAGCTTGGAACTTCACTAGGTATCGCCGTAAACACCACCCTAACTAGCTCGCTTGTTACCGCAGCAGGTTCGGTTGTTACCGGTGGAACTGGCGTTGCTGGCGCACCAACCTACGAGAACTTGATTGACCTCGTTTACGGTATCGCAGACGGTGCGCGTCTTCTTCTTCCAGGCTTGGGCTTCCAGGCTTCGAAGACTGGTATCGCTGCAATGCGCAAGCTCAAGGATGGAACTGGACACTACCTGTGGACTGACTCGGCAGTTGCTGGTCAGCCTGCAACCTTCCTTGGCTACCCTGTCTACGAGAACCCACAGATCCCTGCTGTGGCTACTGGTGCAAAGTCGGTTCTGTTCGGCCACCTGCCTTCATACAAGGCTCGTATCGCTGGCGGTTTCCAGATTGCTCAGTCGGGTGACTACGGCTTCAACACCGATACCACTACTTTCCGCGGTATCGTTCGCGTTGGTGGCGGTCTAACCCACGCAACCCACATCGGTTACTTCAAGGGAGCTGCTTCCTAGTAACTGCTTCAAAGCTGGAAGCCCCTCACCGTGCAGGTTCGGTGGGGGGTTTCCTTTATGCTAGGAACATGAAACCTGCTAAGGGCGTATTAACGCTTTACTCAAACTCACCTACCGCACCAACCGGATACGGAGTGCAAGCCGAACTACTGCTTCAAGCGATGAAGCGTGACGGTTACGAGGTTGCGGCTATTAGCAACTATGGTCACGAGGGCGTTATCTCTAAATGGGAAACGGGTCACGGATCAATCCCTGTTTACCCTCGCGGGGCTGACGCTTATTCCAATGATGTGCTTGCGCTGAATCACCTGCACTTTGCTAATCAGTTTGACGCACCGAATGTGCTTCTCACGCTTTATGACACTTGGGTAATTAATGCCCCGTCAACAGACAAAACTCAGATAGGTTCTTGGACACCGATTGACCACTCACCTATCCCGCCTAAAGTTCTTGACTGGTGCAAGAAGCCTAATGTAACCCCGATTGCAATGAGCAAGTTTGGACTAAAAGAACTTGAGAAGCATGGCGTTGAATCTGAGTATGTGCCTCACGGTGTGCAGACAAACATTTTCAAACCAGGTGCAACGGTTCAGGGCGTTTCGGGTCACGAGTTTCTAAAGACTGAGGATGTGTTTGCTGTTGGTATTTTCGGGGCTAACAAAGCGGGCGGGAATCTGCATCGCAAAGCATTAGGTGAGAACTTTCTTGCCTTTGCTATTTTTGCCGAAAAGCACCCTGATGCGGTTCTTTATCTGCACACTGATGTTTATGGTGCGCAGGGCTGGAGTCTTATGAAGCTCGCTGAGGCGTGTGGGATTCCTTACGCGAAACTTCGCCTCGTGGATCAGGTTCAGTATCGGTTCGGCATTAGCCGTGAGGACTTGGCGGGTATCTACAACGGCATTGATGTTCTGCTTGCAACTTCTTACGGTGAGGGTTTTGGTGTGCCTACTGTCGAGGCTCAGGCTTGCGGTGTGCCTGTCATTGTGTCTGACTGGGCTGCTTCACCTGAGCTTGTAGGTGAGGGCTGGAAAGTTGACGGTCAACCGTTATGGGATGACGCACAAAAGTCCTGGTTCTTTATTCCTAACATTGCCCGTATCGTTGATGCGCTTGAGCAAGCCTACACACGGGGCAAGGGCGTGTCTGATGAAGCCGTGGCGTTTGCCAGTCAGTATGACGCTAAAAAGGTTTACAGCACCCTTTGGAAGCCCGTTCTGAAACGGCTATTGGCTAAAGGGTAAACTTGACCTATGGCCCTTAACACACTCTATGCGTCACTTGATGACATCAAGGCTGCACTCAGAATCACAGACAATGTTGATGACACTCTTTTGTCTGCGTCACTTGAATCAGCATCCCGTTTAATAGATGGTTTTTGTGGCCGCTTTTTCTACAACGCCGGAAGTTCAGTCAAAAAGTTCAGCCCGAACAGTTACAACCATGTCTGGATAAGTGACCTGCAATCGGTCGCAACTGTCAAGGTTTCGACTAGCACAATCGGTGTTTATGATGTGACCCTAGCCGCGACTGACTATCAGCTTGAACCGCTAAACGGTGAGGCTTCGGGTATTGAAACCCCTTACACTTCGATTCGTGCAATCGGCAATTATTCTTTTATGGAGTTAGGTGACATCGCTTCGGTTGAGGTCACAGGCACTTGGGGTTGGTCAGAGATACCAGGCACGATTCAAACCGCAACTGTCATTCAGGCTTCAAGACTTTTCAAGCGACTTGATTCCCCTCTTGGTGTCGCTGGTTTCGGTGACATGGGCGCGGTGCGTGTAGGTCGCGGGCTTGATGGCGATGTTGCGCAACTCTGTGACCCTTATCGTTTGCGCAGGGAACTTGCATGATTGCTGATCTAAGGGCTAACATCGCTAAGAACCTGACAAAGATTGTCGGGCTTCGCGTGAGTGAAACGCTACCTGACAACCCGAACCCGCCTGTTGCTGTTATCGGCTTGAACAAGGTTTCGTATAACAAGACCTTTCAGCCCTCAGCGGGCTATTCAGAATATGATTTCACCGTGACTGTTATTGTGTCGCGTGTAAGTGAGCGCAACGCACAGGCAAAGCTTGACGCATACTGTGCGCCTACGGGCAAGACATCAGTCAAGGAAGCGATTGAGTCTGACCGGACTCTTGGGGGCTTTGCTTATGATGTGCGCGTAACCGACTTATCGGCTTATGGAACGATAACCATTGCCGATGTAGACTATTTATCAGGTGAGTTTATGCTGACCGTCTTGGCTTCTTAGGAGTAAATAACATGGCTGTATTCGTAGCGACTGACTACAAGATAACGGTAAACGGCACTAACCTGTCTGACCACATTGTGCAGGCACAGCTCACCGTTGAATCAAACGAGGTTGAAACTACTTCGTTCGGCAACACCTGGCGCACTCGCGTTGGTGGACTAAAAAACGGTTCGCTAACCCTACAGTTCCAGCAGGACTTTGCAGCCTCTAAGGTTGATGCAACTATTTGGCCGCTAATCGGATCGGATGCAACTGTTGTCATTACCCCAACTAGCACCGCTGTTTCGGCAACTAACCCTTCTTACACTTGCCTTGCTTCGGTTCTAACCTATGAGCCTTTCAACTCAAGCGTTGGGGACTTGGCAACAGTATCGGTCACTTGGCCTGTAAACGGCGCGGTCACGAGGGCCACCGCATAACATGGATGAAATCAACCTGCTAGTTGTCTTTCAAGACGGCACTTCCAAAACTGTTGCACTAACCGCGTCAGACATCGTTGCGTTCGAAGGTAAGTTTGACCGCTCCATTGACGGCGTAGAACGCTTTACTCATTTCGCTTTCCTCGCTTGGCACTCTGAGTTCAGACTCAAGGCAACCGGACACGAGTTTGAAACTTGGATTGATACGGTCAAGATTGTGAAGGAAGCTGACCCAAAAGATTCAAAGCGTTAGGCGATAGCTCTTTTCATTGGTTTCTAGCAAACCTAAGCATCAGCACAGGCATCGCACCTAGCGTTCTCGCAGAGGAATCCCCTCGGATGCTTTACACAATGGCGATGGCACTTCAGGCGCGTAACGGTGGCTGAGGTAAACTTGACCCTATGACGGGCATGGTGAAAGTTACAGCAGACTTTAATCAGAACTCTGTTCGCGCTTTACAAAAACGCCTAAAAGAGATTGACCCTAAACTGCGCACTCAACTTGTGCGTGACGCTAAAGCCGTAGGCAAGCCGCTACAGTCAGCGGTCAAAACTTCTAACACTCGCATAAAGCCTTTGAGCGGTTGGACACAACCTGGTCAGTATCGGCGGTTAGTTTGGGGTTCTATGACCGTGAAGGGCTGGGGAACGGTCAATCCCGAAGATGTCAAAGTTCAGTTTCGCACCGCTGGTTCTAAGCGAACTAATGTCACCTCACTTTTGCGTTTGGCTATCCCTCACCCGCTCATGGCTATCGCTCAATACGCGGGGCGTTCGGGTCGCTCAATAAACAAAGGCTACAAAGGATCGGGGCGAACCCGTGTCTATAAATGGCGTGACCGTGCAGACGGTGGCGTTGTTGAGGTTAGCCATGCTATTCGTGGTCAGGGTCGCGCAATGATTGACGCACTACGCACTCAAGGCCGAGCATACAAAGCCGTTGAACACGCTATGCCCGCGGCCCGTGCTGAGGTTCAAAAGATTATTCACAAATACGAGAAGATTGCGAGTGACCGCTAATGGCACTATTAATGACGATTGCCACAAAACTAGATGAGCGTGGGATTCGTAAAGCACAACACAGCTTTAAACGGCTGACGGGTTCCATGAAGGGAATGCTTGGCGGGGCGTTAGGTGCGCTTGGCATTGGCTTGAGTGTGCGTCAACTAATGGACATGGCAAAAGCCGCTGACGCTGATGCAAAGAGTGCCGCATTGCTTGCAGATAATCTAAAAAAACTGGCTGGCGCAACTAGCACACAGATAGGTTTTAGCGAAACTTTTATTCAAAAATTATCTAACCAGGTTGGCATTGTTGATGATAATTTGCGCCCTGCTTTGACTGAACTAGCTGCGGTTACTAAAGATGTAACTAAAGCCCAAGAGCTTTTGGTTGCCGTGCTTGACATTTCTAAGGGCCGTGGCAAGTCACAGGAAGCCGTGCAAAAAGCCGTTGCTAAAGCGTATGCCGGAAACACTACCGCGCTGACTCGTATGTTCCCCGAGATGAAAAAGACTGAAGCCGCTTTCAAGGCAAATCACAAGGGCGCGTTGTCAATGGCTGATTCTGTCAAACTTGGTAAGGACATGATTCAGCAACTAGCGGATCAGAACCAAGGCAACGCCGAGAAGATGGCTTCACCGTTTGATAAAATGATGACCTCGGTTGATAACCTAAAAGAAAACATTGGTGGAGCTTTACTGCCAATCATCGAGAAGTTAATCCCTAAGATTCAAGAAATGGTCAATGCTTTTGGCAAACCTGATTCGCCTGAATCACAAGCTTTAAAAGGTATGGGTGATGCATTACTTATCGCCTTTAGTGCTATTGACAATATGTCAAAGGCAATTTCCGGCAATACAGCAATTGTTATGTTTTTGGATTCAATTAAAAACTTTGCGCTAGGGCTTTCACTTGTGCTTGAGTCAACAATGGCAATCATTGACGCATTTCAGGGAAAGGCCTTTGACCCCAAAAAATACCCTGCTCTAAATGCCTATAGTCAAAATTCAATTAATAACAAAAAAAATCAAACAACAAGAATTAATGCGAATACCTCCGCTAATCAGATTTGGAATCAGCAACGAGCATTGACCCAACAAGGTGGCAAGGGCATGGGCTTTGGAAACGGTGTCACAATCAATGTGAACGGTGTTGTGGGCGATAAGGTAGCAGTCGGTAAAGCTGTTACTGAAGCAATCAATGCCTATAAGAAAACGAATGGTCAAAAGTAATGGCGATTCTTTACAAGGTTCAGCTTTCACAGGCAAAGACTTCTTTCTTTGACACAACCTATCCTGGCTGGTATGACCTGACTTCCTATGTGCGGAGTGTTGACTTCACTCGTGGTCGCTCACGCTGGCTTGATGACTATTCAGCCGGAACTTGCAGCATTGTTCTTGACAACCGCACACGCGCTTTTGATCCGCTGTATTCGTCAGGCACTTTTTACGGTCAGGTGAAGCCTGGTCGGGGTATCAGAATCTTTGCGTGGGATGACACAACTTCGGATGTCGAGTCAAACTATAAGCCGCTGTTTGCTGGTTATACAGATACTTGGTCATTTGAGTATGACATCAACGGTGACTCAACTTGCACTTTGCAAGTCTTTGACCTGATGCAACTTCTCTCCAGCGTTACCTTGTCGCAGGACTTCAATCAGCATCGAGCGGGCTGGACTATCGGGGCCGTGCTTGGCTATCCAAACCTTGAGATTGCCTACAATCAGACTTGGTATTCCACCCTCTCGGATCGTTCCCTAATCACCGAGGGTAACTCTGACCTTTCGGCTTTCCGTGCTGAGAACTCTGGCATGGATACGATTCGCACCGTGGCACAGTCGGACAACTCTGAGTTTTACATAGACCGCAAGGGTCAGCCACAGTATCGTTTCCTCTCATGGCCCTCAACTCTTACTTGTGTTGACAAATGGGAATGGAACTTCGCTGTTGAACCTGTGCCAATCTCGGGGCAACCGTGGACTTACCGTGACACCATTTCAACCATTGGCGGAAAGACTGCGGCTAAGTCGCTTCTTGATCCACCGAACACACCTAAGACAATGGTCAAATATTATGATGACGGTTACGAGGTGTTTTACAAGGTTAGGCAGTTTGTCACAGGCTTCAAGCTTTACGCGGCTTCAGCCTCGGCTAAGACTTACACAATCAACATTGTTCTGACCGATACAAATGGCACTCAGACAACTTACACGGAAACACAGTCAATCACTTCTAACTCAGCCTGGATTCAGGTTTGGAGTCCGGTCACGAATGTTCCGCGTGTGAATCCTGACGGCGTGAAGATTGAACTAACTATCTCAGAACCTACGGGACAGATTTTTTACATTACTGATCTAGGGTTTTTCCCGACTAAACCCGCGGCTTGGTTTGACGGTAACACGGTCAGCACCTCAACGGTTCTTTACGGCTTTGACAACGATTTGGGTGAGTATGGCACGAGCTTTGCCGTGAACCTTAGCACTCAGTCTGTGCCTGTTCAAACGCTCACAATAGCTGATGACGGCACGGGCATTCCTTACACGGGTATCAGCGTTGTGTCGGGAACTGAGAACCTTTACAACCGCGTTGAGAACATTGAGGAAACAGGTCGCTTTGCGCTGAACGATACAACCTCACAGGCTTCTTACGGTGTGCGCACATACACAATGCCTGGTTTGCTTTCGCCTGATACGCCAACCCTTGCGGCTAACTTCCTTGCGTCACAAGCTCAACCGGAATACCGTATTGAAACTGTGACCTTTGCGGTTCATTCGCTGTCTACTGCTAACAAGATTTTGGTGATGAACATGGACATCTATGACAAGGTAACGCTCAAGTTCACGCCTAACAAAGTTGGATCAGCGATAACTAACAACTCATACATTATTGGGGTGTCGCAAACGATTACGCCCGAAACGCATGAT